ATAAAAATATTTACTACCAACTTTATAATTTACCTGCTCACCTCATAGAGATAAAATCAGATGGTATATTTAAACCTGTATCAAAATACACGATGATGTATAATAACAATAAATATAATTTGACCTCTGATGAGGTTTTGCATATTGCTGACTTCAATCCAGATTATTCCAATGATGGCTCACACCTATATGGTCAATCACCAATACAAGCCGGCATGAGGGTTTTAACAACAAGTAACGAAGCAGTTGAAACAAATTTAAAATTTTTACATAATCAATCAGCCAGAGGAATGTTAACTCCCGATGATGACCAACTCACACCAACCCAAGCTCAGCAAATGAAAGATGCATTTAGAAGAAACTTTCAAGGAACTAAATCAGCAAACGATGTAATGATAACAGGTAAAAAATTCAGTTGGATAAACTTTGGGTTATCTACATCTGATTTGCAATTGTTAGAATCATACAATGCAACTATAAAAGATTTGTGTAATATTTTTGGTGTTCCTGTTCAGTTGCTAAACAACACAGAATCAACCACTTATGATAATTATAGAACTGCTAGAAAGGTATTATTTACAAATGCTGTAATCCCTGAGTTAAATAAAATCAGAGATGAACTTAACAGGTGGTTAGTGCCAATGTTTGGAGAAGATTTATATTTTGATTTTGATTATAGTGCTGTTCCAGAACTTATGCCGGAACAAGAAAAACTTGTGGACACTCTTTCAAAATCATTTTGGTTAACTGCAAACGAAAAGAGACAGGCCCAAGGTTATGGAGTAGATGATGAGAACCCTGTAATGAATGAGTATTTAGTGCCATCAAATTTTATTCCTATATCTGATTTAGATATGGGTATTTCAAACGAATCTGCTTTTCCAGAGTTGGAGCAAGAGGAAGAGGAGGAAGTAGTAGAGGAAGAAGTTATTGAAGAAGTTATTGAGGAGGAAGAAGAACAAAAACAAGAGATAAATGCAAGGTTAAGAAAAGCATTACAAAAAAAAGCTGATGACCATAATGAGAAAGTAGGTAATGTAAAATCAAAAAGAACAAATGTTAGAACATTGTTTGCAGTTTATAAAAGAGGTATCGGTGCATATAGAAACAATCCTCAATCAGTAAGGCCAACAGTAACAAGTGAACAGCAGTGGGCAATGGCCCGTGTGAACAGTTTTTTATATGCTTTGCGAAATGGAAGATTTAGAAGTGGCAAACATGACCAAGATTTATTGCCAGAAGGTCATCCAATGTCAACAAAGAAAACACAAAAAGCTATAAGTGATGAAGTTTATGACAATAGAGTTGATGCACAAGAAAGAGCAGAGGCAATCGGTTGCTCTACAACACACACACACGAGACAGAGGATGGTATGGTTTATATGCCTTGTGCTAATATGGAAGAATTACAAGAAAGATTAAATTCATATAAAAGTGAAAATAAAGATTTAGTTAGAGGTATGACCGATGTATTTACAACACAAGAAGAAGCAGAGGCAAGAGCAGAAGAGCTGGGTGGAAGTGGTTCTCATTCTCATACTTGGGATGGTGATGAAGTATTTATGCCATTTGAAACACACGAAGAATATAATGAAGCAGTAGGAAACAAAGATAAAGAAGAAGAGGAAGAAGAGTATAAACAGGAACTATACGATGATTATCCTAAATCAGTCAGTAACAATGCAAAAAGAGCACAGAAGATAAATGAAGAGTTTAATAATCCTTGTGCTACCTTAGTTGGTAAAAACAGAGCCAAAGATTTGATTGCAAGAAGAGGTTTAAGTTTAGATATTGTTAAAAAAACATTTGCTTATTTATCTAGAGCACATGAGTATGTCACAGGAGAGTATTTAGATGAAAAAGGAAAACCGATATGTGGCGATATTTCTTTTTCACTATGGGGTGGAAGTAACAAAGTTACAAATGTAGAGAATGATGTGATGTATAAATGGTGCAAAAAAATAATAGATAAAAGCGAGGAATAATGCCACTACCAACGCCCAAGCCATTAGAATCTGATAATCAATTTATGAGAAGGTGTATGATAGATGATACAACGTCATCTGAGTACCCAAACCGGAGTCAAAGGTTTGCTGTATGTAATAATCTTTTACAACAGAAAAAAATTGAAACAAAACAAAATGAGCAAAAGATTGCCAGAGCTTTTGGCAAACAAATAAAAATTGCACAAAAGAAAAACTATCCTCTTGTATATCAATATTATATGAAAAATTACACAAAGGCTATGGATTTTTATCGTTTGGATGAATCTGAAACAAATCAAAATTATAATACTTTGTTTCAAGAAAAAGAAATGACCGAGATGTATAAACAAATGTACAGGCAAACAGGTTTACGTTTTTATTTATGGTATAGAAAAAACTTTAAATTATTTATAGAAAAATTAAATAAAATAGAGTTAGATAGATTAATTGATAAAATAGAAAGAGGCAGAAAATTAACACCCAGAGAAATGCAAAACTTAGAATCAACTGTTTTGTCCGGTATGGATAGATATGCCACGCAAAGAACAAATTATCTTGCTTTAGCTTCACAAGTCACATCAATTAGTGGGGTAGCAAGAAATACACTAAAAAAAGTTATAAAAGAGCTAACTGCCGATGAAAGATTTATGTCTCTTGGTTTAGAGCCTCGTGTAAAGGAGATAATGAAACGTTTAAAATTTAAATCTAGGTGGATGGCTCGTAGAGTTGTACAAACAGAGACTACAGCAGCGGCTAATAATGGGATATCTATATCAGCTCAAAATGTTTATGGAAAAGATAATTTATTTAAAAAATGGATTGCAGGAGGTGCAAATATAAGAGATACACATTCAACGGCTATGTCTATATATTCCAAAAAGCCAATACCAGAGGATAAACCTTATTTGGTAGGCTCATCTTATTTAATGTTCCCTGCTGATACATCTCTTGGTGCTTTAGCAAAAGAGGTTGTCAATTGCAAGTGTATATCTCTGCCCATTGTAAAAGCTGATTAAAAACATTTTATTAAAAATTATACTATTTTTGAAAATAAAAATTAGATTATGAGTAATGTTATATATAAACAAGGTCAGATAAGTGACATTGATGAAAATTTAGGAATTGTAAAAGGTTATGGTTCTGTTTTTGGTAATGTAGATTCAGATAAAGATATTATAGAAAAAGGTGCTTACAGAAGAACCATCAAAAATAATGGTTCAAGAATAAAGTATTTATATCAGCACGATATTACTAAACCAATTGGCAAGATGAAAGAATTATATGAGGATGATAAGGGACTGGTTTTTGTTGCTGAAATTCCTAAAACTACATTTGGAAATGAAGTATTAGAACTTATGAGATACGGTGTTATCGATGAGAACAGCGTAGGTATTATGCCTGTGAAAAAAGATTATAAAGAGGATGGTGTTAGAATAATAAAAGAAGCAAAGTTGTATGAAATATCTGCTGTAACAATTGCAGCTAATGATGAGGCCAAAATATTAGAGGTAAAAGGTGAAGTTAATAACATAGATTACCTCTCAAAGAGATTTGATAATTTAATTAAAGTAATTAGAAAAGGTAATGTTTCTGATGACTTGGGTTATCTTATTGAATATGAATTAGAAGTTTTAAAATCTTTGATTGCTCGTGATAATACACACCAATCAGATGAGGAGCTAACTCGTGATAATACACACTTAGAAGCCAAAGAAGATAATATGACTTCAGATTCAATAATTAATTATATGTTTAACAATTTAAATTCAAAATAATGGATGAGAATATAAAAAAGCAGTTAGACGATATTTGTAATGTTATTGATGAGAAGCTAGAGAAATCAGCAGCGTCAATCAAAGATAATGTTAACAATGAAGTTGATACTGTAATAAAAGGCGAGGTAAATAACCTCGTTGAAAAGCATTCAGAAATAGTTGAAAGATTAGACAAAATCGAAGTTGAAAACAAAAAAAATAACTTTGAGGGAGTTTATAAAACTAAATCTGAAGCATTTACTGAGGAGCTACAAAAAAGCGAATCATTAAAAGCAATGAAGGAAGGTTCAAGAGCAAATGCCTCAATAGAATTAAAGGCAGATGTTTTAATATCTTCTGATTTTTCCGGTGCGAGTTCATCTAGAGATGCAACAGGTGTATTAACAGTTGATGGCATCAAAAGAGACCCATCGAATGTGACGAATATGATGGGAATCATTCCGGTTGGTTCAACTGATTCTAACGTAATTAGATACGTTAAGGAGTCAGCTTATACTGATAACGCTGCAAATGTTGCAGAAGGTTCAGCTCCAACTGATAGTGAGTTCCAACTCACAGCTGAGGATGCAGTAGTTCAAAAAACTACAGCGGTCATGACCATTTCACAAGAGATGTTAGATGATACTCCTGGCTTAAGCTCCTATTTATCACAGAGATTACCTGCAAAAATTAACACGGTAATTGATGACCAGTTGATTGGTGGTTCAGGTAGTTCACCTAATTTATTAGGATTGATGAATGGTGGTACAACTTTTGCAGCAGGTGGATTTGCAAATGCAATTGAATCAGCACAGGAATTGGATGTATTATATGTGGCAATGAATCAGTTAGCCTTAGCTAACTACGCTGCAAATGGTATCGTGCTTAATCCAACTGATTTCCATAAAATCGCATTACTGAAAGATACTACAAATGAGTATCTAAGAGGTAATTCACTTGTTTCAGCGGACGGTTTCTTTAGGATAAATGGTGTTCCGGTCTACATGAATAATAAAATGGCGGCAGGAAACTTTGTTGTAGCAGATTTTTCACAAGCCTCACAAGTATGGCAAAGAGAAGGATTGAAAGTCGACTTCGGATATGAAGATTCGGATAACTTCTCCAAGTATCTTGTTTCAGTTCGTGGAATAGCTAGAATAGCACACTCAATTTATTTACCAACAGGTATTGTAAAGGGTGCGTTCTCAACTGCTAAAACAGCGTTAGAGACTTCATAATAAGTAATACTTATTTGAGTTAGAAAGGGGGTTATTTTAACCCTCTTTTTTTTTGCCAAAAAAAATAATTAAAAAAAATTTTAAAAATATTTTGTTTTTATTAAAAAAATTTTTAAATTAGAGTAATGCAATTTTGCAGATAATTAAAAATGAAAATTATGAGAACGATAAAACAAGATGGAGTTGAATACAGATATGGATTTGAAGAAGGTAGTAAATTTTGGGCTTCAGGTATTGGAGTCATAGAAAATGATACACTACAAAAGGCTTCAGATTCAGACCTATTACAATGGTATTACAATGCTTATGTTACTTATTACAGAGCATTAGGACACCATAAAACGGAATGTAACAGAGAGTTGAAAGAGTTGTATGCAAAAGAACTTGATAAAAGAGGAATCTTTTACAAGGGCATGGCAACAACTGATAATTTAGAGGAGGGTGAAACTGCAGGTAATTTTAGTAAACATAATACTGGAGTTAAAAACGGTGATGGGAGTTGGTAAATAAATAAAAAATACTACGGTGTTTTAGAGAGCAACAAATTAGTTGCTCTTTTTTTTTATCTTTACAGCAAAC